TGACTTCGTACAAAGTCTCAAAATAAATAAACCTGATTTGTTTGGAGTTTTTTGAAAAATGTCACGTCCACCAAAACCAGCGGAGTTGAAACGCATGACTGGTCGAACACCGAACACCGATAGCGGTGGCCGTGCTTTGCCTGCGCTCGCGTCAGTCACGCCACTGGCGATGGCACGCGAAATTCCACCAACACCTGCGTACCTTCAAGCAGAAGGCGCACGGTTATGGGAACGCGCATGGGCCAATGCAATAACTTGGCTCTCGCCAGATTCAGATATGCAAGCCGTTGAAACTGCGTGCAGATTGGCGGATGCAAATGTCGCTGCGCAAAATAAATTTATGGCAACGTTAGAGGCAGCAGATGCACGTGCATTCACTGCGGTCAATAAAGCCTTCCGTGAATCATTGGCAGCATTAGGATTCGACCCGACATCACGTTCCAGACTTGGTGTTGCTGAAGTTCAAAAGGCTTCTGCCCTAGATGAATTGATTGCACGAAGAGCGAAAAGAGATAACTAATGACTGCCATTGGGGGATGGCCACCAAAGTTCTTGTCTGCAGTATCAGATGATGAATATGCCCGTTCACGCGGTGATGAAGTTATTGATTTTGCAGAAGCTCTTTGCAAGATAACTAAAGATTCAGTTGCTGGTCACTCTGGCGAACCATTGGTGTTCCGCGATTGGCAAAAGGAATTAACACGTAACCTGTTTGCAGTAAAAGACAATGGCCGTTTGAAACATAAGATTGCGCTAATTGGATTACCACGCAAGCAAGGCAAATCAGCTTGGCTATCTGCAGTTGCTCTTGAGCATCTAGTGCTTGGCCCAAGTGGTGGCGAGATTTATTCTTGCGCTGCTGACCGCGACCAGGCACGCATTGTGTTCAACAATGTTAAAGAGATGATTCGCCTGGAACCAGAGTTAGAGTTCTTGCAGGTTTATAGGGATGCGATTTACAACCCAAAGAATGGCACCAGTTATCGTGCGCTATCTGCAGAAGCATTTACAAAAGAAGGTTTGTCACCAACATTTGTAGCCTTTGATGAGTTGCACGCACAACCCAATCGTGAGTTGTTTGATGTAATGTCACTTGCGATGGGTGCAAGACAAGAGCCGATGTTGGTTGCAATTACAACCGCCGGTGTTAAAACAGATTCAAGTGGTAAAGATTCTATTTGTTATGACCTTTACAACTATGGCAAGAGAATTGCATCAGGTGAAGTTGATGACCCGTCATTCTTCTTTGCTTGGTATGAAGGTGATGAAGCGATTGATTACCGAACTGAAGATGCTTGGAAAGTAGCAAACCCAGGATACGGTGACATTTGCGCAGCAGATGACTTTGCCAGCGCAGTGTTGAGGACGCCAGAAGCAGAATTCAAAACCAAAAGGTTGAACATCTGGACATCTACTCAGACTGCCTGGCTTCCATCTGGAACTTGGGAAGCATTAGTTAATAAAGACAGATTGCCAGAACCTGGCGAAGAAGTCATTCTTGCATTTGATGGTGCGTTCTCAAATGACTCAACAGCTTTAGTGGCTTGGCTACTTGGTGGTGAGAAGCCACATTTGATGGTTGTTGGATTATGGGAAAGGCCGCAAGATGCAGACAACACGTGGCACGTTCCGGTTGCAGAAGTCGAACAAACAATCATCAACACTGCACGCGATAATAGATTCAATGTGCGCGAAATTGTTTTCGACCCTGCCCGTTGGCAGCGAACGTTTATGGTCCTCGATGAAGAAGGACTTCCAGTAGTTTCTTACCCAAACAGTGCAGAGCGAATGGTGCCTGCAACACAGAAGTTTTATGAAGCAGTTGTCAATGGCTCATTCACACACGATGGTGATGAAAGACTTGCAAGGCACATTGCAAACTGCGTAACAAAACAATCATCGCGTGGTGTTATGGTTAGCAAGCCATCAAGCAAGCGCAAGATTGACGCCGCCGTTGCCAGCATTTTTGGTTATGACCGCGCAACATCTGCACCAGAAGCTAAACAACCAGTTCCAAGATTCTTTTCTCTTAACCTGTAAGGAGTAACAATGAAAAAAATAGATTGGGCGATAGTCGCTGAAATAATCGGCGTTGCGCTCTTTACAGTCGGGGTTGCAATGATTTCAGTTCCGTTAGCGTTAATGGCAGTTGGCGGATTCCTAGTTTGGGCAACGGAGAAATAATGACTGCTGCTATTTACAATGCAACTATTGATCAAGGTGCAACTTTTCAATTAACAGTTGTGTATAAAGATGATGCTGGATTACCAATAAATTTGACTGGTTACACTGCCGCACTTCAGGTTCGTCAAAATTATTATGACACTACAGCATTGCTAACACTTACATCACCAAGTGGAGGCATTGTTATTACAGGCGCAACAGGCACAATTGCTATCACAATGACCGATGTCCAAACTGGTTCATTAGATGAAGGCTTTTATGTTTATGACTTGGAGATTTCTTCGAGTGGGGGAACTGTCACACGACTAATTCAGGGACAATTCACTGTATCACCAGAGGTCACACGTGTCTGATAATCAAATTGAAGTTATTGAACAACGCAACATTGTTGAGATTTCTAGCCCTGGTCAGCAAGGAATTCCAGGTGCTACAGGTCCAACTGGCCCAACTGGTGCTACAGGACCAACAGGTTTAGGTGCAACAGGTGCAACAGGACCAACTGGTGTCACAGGTGCAACAGGTCCAACAGGTTCAACTGGACCACAAGGCGTGCCAGGAAATGTTGGTGCAACAGGACCAATTGGCGCAACTGGTGTAACTGGACCAGTAGGCGCAACAGGTGCAACAGGTGCAACAGGTGCAACAGGTGCAACAGGTGCTACAGGATCTACTGGACCGATTGGTGCAACAGGTGCAAGCGGTGCAGATTCAATTGTTCCTGGCCCGACTGGTGCAACAGGTCCAATCGGTGCTACAGGTCCAACAGGACCCGCTGGTGCAGATTCAACAGTTCCAGGACCAACAGGTGCAACAGGACCTGCTGGTGCAACTGGTGCAACTGGTCCACAAGGTATTGCAGGTGATGTTGGTGCTACAGGCGCAACAGGCCCAGTCGGAGCAACAGGTGCAACAGGACCACAAGGTGTTCCAGGAGATGTTGGTGCAACAGGACCAATTGGCGCAACAGGCCCTGCAGGTCCAACTGGACCGCAAGGCGCAACAGGTGCAACAGGTGCAACAGGACCAGTAGGTGCAACAGGAGCAACAGGACCTGCAGGCGCTGGTGGAGTTACACAAATTATTGCTGGAACTAATATCACAATTTCACCTACTGGCGGAACTGGTGCAGTAACTATCAACTCATCTGGCGGTGGCGGCGGCCCAACAGACGATGATCAAAACATTCTTGCTAATCAGGTATTCGGATAGGAAAAGATAATGGCAACATTTGCAAAAACGTTACTCTCAGGTAGCACGCAAGGTCGTGAAATCAAAGTCGTTGCTACTGCATCAAGCGGTACAACCATTCACGCAACTGGCACATCATCTACCATCATTGATGAAGTCTGGCTCTATGCCTACAACTCCGATACCGCTGCCCGTCTTTTGACTATCCAATGGGGAAGCACATCTACACCTGATGATGACATCAAGGTAACAATTCCGCCACAATCAGGGCTGACTCTTGTTGTGCCAGGGCTGATTCTGACTGGAACAGGTGCGGCAGCAAATACTGTTCGCGCCTATGCTTCTGCTGCGAACGTGATTATGATTTCAGGATATGTAAATAGGATTGCGTAATGTCTGCACCATTCAAAAGAGGTCAGGCTTCCAATCAAGTCACTAATCTATTTCCATCCAGTGCTGAATACACTCCTAGTGATTTAGTTTCTACTGTCGCTCCACACGGTTTACGCCTACAACAAACCATTACTTCATCAGGTTCGGTAACAATTCCTGATGGCGTGACGTGGGTTTATGTTGTGCTGACTGGTGGCGGCGGTGGTGGTGGTTTTGGCGGTGGAGGCGGCGGTGGTGGAGTTGCGTGGGGTTGGACTATTCCACAAAATACTTGCATCGTTGGCGCGGGTGGTGCTGGAAGCACTGGTGGTTATTCTCGTTATGGACACATCATTGCAGGCGGCGGCGGAGCGGCATTCACTGGTGGAGTTTTAGGTGGTGGTGGCGGTGGTGGTACTGGTGGTAGCGCATCTGGTGCAGGTGCAACAAATTATTATGCAACCCCTGGTGGTGCCAACGTTGGAGCAGGTGGTTCGCTTCCAGGCAATACTGGTTCTGGAGCAGGTGGGGCTGGTGGCGTAACTGGCGGTGGTGGTACTGCTGGCAATGGAGGCAATGGAATATCAGGCGGTGGAGGCGGAGCAAATGAATCCTCAACTGGAACAGCAACTGCTGGCAATGGCGGAAATGGCTTAGTGGGCGGAGGAGCAGGCGGCGCTCGCTCGTCTAGTGGAACTCGTACAGGTGGAAATGGTGGCAATGCTTTAGGCATTGATGGAACTATTTATACTGGAGGAACTGGGCAAACTGGAACTGGTAACGGTAACGGTGGCGGTGGCGGTGGTGCTGGTATAGCAGGTAATGGTTCTAATGCTTCTGCTGGAACAGGTGGAAATGGTGGCTTAGGTGGTGGCGGAGGCGGTGGTGGCCAAAATCAAGGCACTGGCGGCGCAGGAATTATTTATCTTTACTATTAGAATGGAACTACTATGAGCGCAACTATCAACACAAATCCTTCTTTTGCTGATGTTCCATACGGATTAAAACTACAACAGACCATCACATCATCTGGCTCGGTAACAATCCCATCTAACATCAAACGAGTCTATGCAGTCTGCATTGGTGGCGGTGGAAGCGGTGGGTCTTCAACTCAAGCAGGTGGCGGTGGTGGTGCAGGTGGTTATTCTGCTGGCTGGACTTATGCTGCAAATACTTGCACTGTTGGTGCTGGTGGTACAACTGTTACTGGTGGTGGAGTCAATGGCAACAACGGTGAATCAACAGTTTATGGAATGGTTATTGCTGGTGGTGGCGGTGGTGGCGCTGGTGGCGCCGGTGTTAGCGCAACGAGCGCAAGTTTAAGTAACGCATCTGGTAGTGCAAATGGTGGTGCAGGTTTAAAAAGCACTATCGACAACAATTACTACGGTGGTGGTGGTGGTGGTGGTATCCACGGCAGCAACTGGCAAGATTTCACAGGTGCCTTAGGCGGCATGGGTGGCGCCGGTGGCGGTGGCAGTGGTACCCCCTCCAACACAAGCACCGTAAGCTACACAACAACAGGCGGCAATGGTGCCGCAAATACCGGTGGCGGTGGCGGTGGTGCGGGGGGAGCCGGCGCGGCGGGTTCAAACAACACGTCAGGCACGCGTCGTGCCGGATTGGGGGGTATAGGTATCTACTCCAGCATCACAGGCTCGCAAGTGGGCTACGGTGGTGGTGGCGCTGGTGGCTACCCTACCAACTGGGTGGTTGGCAGTGGTGGTCAAGCGTATGGTGGCGGTGGACCGCAATCAGACGGCACGCCCAACTCCGGAGGTGGCGCTGGTGGTGGAGGGGATGGAGGCTCCGGTATTGTGGTGGTTCGTTACCGCGGCCCAGTGGCGGCCACAGGTGGTACAGCAGCGCCAGGTACCGGAACGGCCGCAGGTTACGCAGTGCACCGTTTCACTGACGCAGGTGCAGATAATTTCGTCGTCGATAACATGGCGGCGTCACTGACGGGCACCATCAGCGGGACAGGCTCCCCCACAACCAACGCTGCGGGTGGTACGCTGACGCTCAGTGGCGCCAACAGCTACAGCAATGGCACCACAATTTCCGCTGGTGTTCTCAAGACCACCAACGCGAGCGCTCTGAGCACAGGCACCGTCAATCTCAGCAACACAACCGGAGCCATGCTGAACGTGGCTTCCAACCTCACGATCGGCAATCTCACCGGAGGCGGTGCCACGGGTGGGGATGTCCTGATCAATGCCGGCGCCAGGCTTTCAACTGGCGCCCTCAATACG